TGTCTTTGACACGGCTACTTTTGAAAGTGACCCTGTTATCGTCGCGCCCACAGTAGATGCTGGTGGCCCCTACGCGGGGGATGTGAGTGTCCCCATAGCATTGAACGCTACAGTGACCCCAGGCACAGATCCTGCACCTACGCTGCTCTGGACAATTGATTCAGGTGGTACGGGCACGTTTTCTGATGACACAATAGAAGATCCTGACTTTACCGCTGATGCTATTGGCGCTTACGTCTTACGATTGACGGTTACGCCCAGCGACGGTCCAGACGTCTTTGACACCGCCGCCCTGACCACAGCCGCCCTCGCAGATGCAGTGTTCTTAGGCGGCAGGCTTCTACGAGGTGGCACTGGCGACCTCGTTATGTCTCAGTTATCGCTGGGCGCTGACCCCAATCCTGCAGACCTGGTGTTTATCAAAGGTACCGCGCATTCACAGGCGGGCGCGATGTACGTCGCTATAGATGATGGTGTGGTGTCTCGCGTATTTATCGCAGGCATTGCACATCAGCAGAATGGTGTGCGCCTTGTCACGTTTAATCCGCCAGTGGTGAGTCTTAATGCTTGGGGTCTTGACGCTAACGGTGCTCAGGGCATCGCAACATCAGGAGCAGGACAGCCCCATGAAGGTGTCTTGCTAAGAGGTGATGGATTAACTGTGGTGGACGGTGTCGCGCCTGCTCCTCCACCCCCCACAAGTCCTCCTGCTTTACCGAACTTGCAGCATTGGTTTGATTATAGTGACGCGTCTGTAGTATTTGCGGATCTAGCGGGAGTAGTGCCGATTACTATAGGCACGAATATTCTACGGGTGAATAATAAGGGATTTGAAACTGACCCACTGTTGGATAACCAGAGTGTAACTGCATTCCCAGACTGGGAACTCGGTACAAACGGAAAGAATGTTGCCCGCAATGGTGGACAAGGTCACAGCATCATAACATTGAACCCGGCATCAGTGAATGGCTCAGGCGTGGCAGGAATTTTTTCGTGGATGGCGTATAAGGTAAACGCGATTTCTACAAACTCTGGTATTGCTGGGTCGTGGAATAATTTTGGTGGCGCTACTGCATCTTATGGTGTCCGAGGTGATGGAGTCACCAGTCAACATCGAGCAACAGTCGGCACTCAGTTTAACAATGTTAAAGCGATTGTAACTGGAGAGTGGGTATTGGCGTACACTGGAAATGATACGTCAAATACAGGGCGCTATTTTGTTTCTGGTGTCGCAGAGGTAGCAGTAGCGGAAACTTATGTCCAGATTCCACCGGCACCTGGAGGCATTCCCGGTAATTCGTTTACTTCCGCTGGGCCTGATGGTGACACGTTGATGTGGGGCGTCTACGACCGCATGTTGACTCCTGCTGAAATTGCCTTGTTGATAGCGTTTATTGATAATGAGCTGGGTACGCCGCTGCCTTTCATCGGGTGAGTAGATGGGTACATTTATAGTCCGGGGCGCTTCATCAGGGGGGTTCAACCCTCCGCTCTTTGCTGATGTCCAGCATTGGTGGGACTTTACGGATCCAGCTACAGTATTCAGTGATGTAGCAGGTACTATCCTTGCAGGAGAAGGTGACCCAATAAGAAACGTCACCAATAAGGGGTTTGATGGGCAACCTCTTATTGAAGCTGGCGCGGCTGTTCCTGAATATAATCTCGCGTTTGTCAATGGATTGAATGTTGCCACTAATGTTGGAGGCAATGCTCTAACAACGATACTTGCTAATGCTCTGTCTACAACGGGAATGACGGCTGTCATTGTCTTGCGTAGCCAAGATGCGGGCGGCTCCCCTAACCCCCTTAACTGGTCTTTCGGGGGTGATGACTCGCTTATGCAGGCTGACATTGCCGGTTCTGGTAACTGGGAGGTTATCTATGACCCGGCAGATGAGAGGGATACTCTTAAGGCTGTTGTACCGGATGAATTTATTCTGTTATACGGAGCTATTTCAGAGAATTTCTTTATAGATTATAGAGCTTCTGGAGGTAATCTACAGACTGGCACCAGCGGATACCCTGTTACCGATGCAGGTTTGACGATAAATATCGCAGACTTTATCGGTAACGTGGCGGAAGTTATAATCTACAATAAGAAGCTTTCTGCTGCTGAACAGTCCGGACTTATTTTGTATGGAGATAAGAAGTACGGCGGATTGCCGCAAACTGTCGGCGGACTTGCGCCTCCTGCCCTCGGTAGTCTTTTGCATTGGGCTGATGCTTCAGATGCTGGTACTGTCTGGGCAGACGCTGCTGCCACCATCCCCGCCATCAATGGTGGCACTGTTGAGCGAATTGACAATAAGGGCACTCGTGGTACGCCGTTCCTGCGGGTAGGGTTTGGCGGAGTCACTTACCGTACCGGAGTTCTCAATGGCGAAAACGTCATTGAATTTACGTCTGCTAACGGGCAGCTCACTATTACCGCCGAGTCACCGGGGCTTGCCATCAGTACGACTGGCTGTACCCTGGCGATGGTTGTGCGCCGTCGTGCTGCCCTCGGTGCCGGGACCGGGATTTTATGGCGGTGGACACCGTTCGGCGGCGTGCCCGGTCCAGGCTTGCGCCACGCGAGCGTCAGTGAGGACTTCAAAACCATCATCGACGGGATCCCCGACGAGACACTCTTAGCGGCGAGTGTTCTCGATACGTGGTACCTCATTTACATTTCTATTGATCCAGCCGGTACTGTTGATGATGCTAAGTTCGGTAGCCCAGGTCCAGAGGCATTGATTGCACTTGGTAATCCTACTGATATACCAGACCTTGCGGACGTTCGCTGGGGTACTAGCATCGCCACTATGGAGAGTGTTGAAGCATTTTTCTGGGACCGTCCGTTAACTTTGACTGAACGGGCGGATCTTGTTACTTTCGCCAACGCGAAGTATGGCGCACTACCCCACTTATAAGAGGATAAAATAATGCCTACCACCAACGTAATGGATTCACGACTTGTAGATGAGCCGAGCGCCACAGGTGCTCAGCGTTTTCGTGCCGATGATCGACTGTATGCTACGTTCAGCATCAAGCCGGTGTTTGACCAGTTCAACAGCAACGAAAGAGGCCGCCCTGTCTATCTTGACCGGGAGTTTATCACCATTATTGTGCCTGGAGATAAGCATAGCGTCGTAATGCGACAGGCTCGTGATCAAGATAAGACGCGGTTTCATCGTCAATACGAGGCATTCCAGGCTGGCAAGGAAGAGCAGCAGATTGGTACTCCGCTCAGCCTTATGCCTTGGTTGACTCCTGGGCGTGTGGAAGAGTACAAGTTTTTCAAAATTCACACGGTGGAGCAGCTTGCTGGCGCTCCTGACGAGGGTGGCAAAAACTTCATGGGCTTCCAGCAAGATAAGCTGAAGGCCAAAGAGTACATTGATGCAGCTAATCGTGGAGTCGGCGCCCAGGAACTCGAGGACAAGCTGGCTACCCGCGATGAAGAGCTTGCCACACTCAAAGCGCAGATGGCTGAGCTGATGGCGGCTAAGGAAACCCAGTCAAGTGACACTGATGTAGTTGAGGTCACTGTGGAGGCGTAATGCCCTTTTCAATCAAAAGAACTGACACGCTGATAAGCATCTCTAACAGGGCGCTTACGGCTGTCGGTTTTCCAGCTCAAACTGATGTGGCGGGGTCTAACGACCCCGCTGTTCAGCAAATGGTACAGGCTGTGAACCAAGCGGGCACGGATCTTCTTGGTATGCACGACTGGCAACAGATGCTCAAGACATTTTCAGTAAATATTCAAGCAGATTTCCCTGGGCAGAGTAGTAAGCTTATAGATTTACCTGAAGATTTCCTGCTGTTTAAGGACCAAAGTCAGTGGAACGTCAGCCAGCAGCTACCTATGATTGGCCCTGTCCTCTCGCAGGATTGGCAACGCATTACTGTCCGTACTGCGGATTTCGTTACACGACTGCTGTGGCGTGTCAGAGACAACCAGTGGGAGATCAAAAGCCCACCAGAGGACGTCCAAGAAATATCGATGGAGTACATAAGCCAGGGGTACGTCCAAGACCAAGATGATGCCACGTTGTTTAAGAACTTTGCCGATAAGAATGGTGATCTATTTCTTATCGATGACTACCTCATCTACTACTTGTCGAAGGCTAAGTGGCTAGAGGTTAAAGGGTTTGATTCGGCTGCTGCCATGCGTGATTTCCAGGTATCATTTGAGCAGCGGTTTACTCAGGAACAGGGTGCCCCCGTGTTGTCGCTTATCAACCGTACTGGCTACCGTGACCTGGATTATTGGAATATACCTGACACGAACTATGGTGTGTGATGGCTCTACAACCGCTCCCTAGATCCAGCATAGGTCAGGCACTGCGCTCAGGCCAGACTAATCTCGTACAGCGAGTGACGTCTGTATCGCCTATCAACGGGCTTGTATCTCAGAAGCCCATCGCCGCCATGACCCCCCAGGATGCGCTCCAGTTGCGTAACTTCTGGGTTAAGCCGTACGGATTAGAGCTCCGTCCAGGCTACCGTATACATCAAAATACGCTTAACGATCCTGTCAACACGCTTATGCCCTATGAGGCTCGCAACCCAGGGGATAATAAGCTGTTCGCAGTAACCTTTCAGGGCATCTATGACGTCACTAGCCGCCAAGATAATCCAGTACAGCCCCCTCGTGATGTTACGTTTTCCAGTCAGATTCCTGGTATCACTGACACGTTAAGCTGGGTTCAGTTTAATACTCTGGGAGAGAATTTTCTGTGCGTAGTAGGGCAGACGAATGGCTACCATACATTTTCTACGAGTACTGGCTGGGTTCAGCACATAGCCGGGTCTGGGGTCGGAGAAATTGACGGTACCGATCCCCTCCCATTTGATTACATAACCTCTTGGAAGAGACGCCTGTGGTTTGTTAAAACAGGAGAGACACAAGCGTTCTACTTACCCGTGAATCAAATTGCTGGTGAGGTGGAAGACTTTGATTTTGGTCCTTACATGCGTCAGGGAGGTTCTGTCCAGCAGCTTGTGTCTTGGACACGTGATGGAGGTGACGGGCTTGATGACTTCCTAATTGTTATTGGCAGTCAGGGGGACGTTATATCCTACCAGGGTACTGATCCTGCCAATGCAGACACTTTCGCTATGGTTGGCATCTGGGATGTAGGGCGTGTGCCAGACAATAGGCGCATTGCCATGAAGTCTGGTGGTGACGTACAGGTGTTGTGTGAGACTGGTGTCATTCCACTTAGTGAGTTGTTCAGCGGCGCTCTAAAATTTGGCTCTGTTGATTCAATGGGGTTCAACATTCAAACCATACTGTCGCGTAAGATAAGTGAAAACTTAGATGAGCCACAGTGGGAAATTCTGTACTACCCCAGAGAAGAACAGGTTATGATAAAAGAACCTGTTACTATCAATGAGACGGCTGCGCGTATATGGACGGCGAGTGTTCACCATAATGCGTGGTCACAATTGATTAGCCTGCCCATTCAAACTCTAGTGGTGTTTGAAAGCACCATGTTTGGATCTGACCAGGACGGCAACGTCTACGAGTTGTTCATAGGAAATTCGGACAACGTAGATTTTGACGGCTTGCCTAATGAGGATCTTGTGGGGCAGGTACAAACAGGCTTCACTAACTACGACATAGCTGAGCTCAAGCGTTGTCAACTTGTAGAGCCAGTGTTCCAGGGCAGCTCTGCCCCCGGCGTTCAGGTAATCATGAGGTCTGAGTTTGATTTCAATGTGCTGCCAGGGTCTCCACAATTCTTTGCTCCCAATGACGGTTCCTTTTGGGACGTAGACTTTTGGGATCAAGCCTTTTGGTCTGGTTCTCAAAATACTTATCTCGCATGGGCAGGCACGGGATGTCTTGGTAGGTACTTCTCTCTATTTCTTAGTGTGCGTGGGCCGGCTCGACTGGTATTCACGCACTGGACACTGTCATTTGAGACAGGAGGCCTGATGTGATTGCCACAGGCCCGACCAATGTACTCTTCACTTGGCTGTCCAGCCGAGTTCCCCTTAGTTGGTCCAATGATTTTCGGGCTATTGGGTGGGTCGAAGATGGTGCAATTAGGGCGGTCGCCGGGTATAATGGCTTTCATGGACAATGTTGCCAGATGCACATCGCTGGTGAAGGCCGCCGTTGGATGCGCAGAGCGCACCTATGGTCATCGTTTGACTATCCATTCAACCAACTTGGGTTGGAGTGGATGGTAGGAGTAGTGGGCGAGTCTAATAAGGCCGCCCTCAAAATGGATTACAATTTAGGATTCCGAGAGTTTGCTCGTATACCTGACGGCTTTGCCGCAGGTGAAGATCTTATCTTGATGCGGTTGCATAAGGATAACGAGCGAACTAAGAAATGGCTCAGCCTAGGAGAGCGATATGGGTGGGAAAGCCACACCGCCGCCACCGCCTGACTACAGAGGTGCTGCGGAAGCAACTGCTGAATCAAGTAGGATTGCTACTAACCAGCAGATGTACTTTAATCGTCCGGATATTAACACTCCGTTCGGTTCTGAGTCTTGGTCTTACAGCCCTACCACTGACCCGGTAACAGGGGAACAATATACGACTGCCAGCTTGCAGTCTAGTGTTGTTCCTGAGGCGCAGCGTGCTCTGAATGCACAACTGAATATACAGAGTGGGCGTAGTGAATTCGCACAGGATTTACTTGGCCGTGTTGAGCAAGGGTTTCAAGATCCTGCTGACTTTGGTCAGTTTGGAGGCTATAGTGGGTTACAGACTGACCCTAACGATATTCGCCAACAAGCTTTCGGGCGTATGTCTGACCTCTATGCGCCGCAGCGTGAGCAGGACCGTAGTAGGCTAGAGACACAGCTCGCTAACCAGGGCATCACTCAGGGCAGCGAGGCGTATGAAAATGCCATGCGCCAGATTGGTGATCAAGAGATGCGCCAGGACTTGCAGATGATGCAGGGTTCCATGGCTGAAGCTACTGGTATGCAGGGTATGGATATCCAGGCGCAGAACTACGCTAACAACTTGCGACAGATGCAAGTGGCTGAGATGCTGCAAGAGCGTGGTCTGGGTCTTAATGAACTCAATGCGCTGCTCACTGGTCAGCAGGTACAGTCTCCGCAGATGCCTGGGTTCCAATCGGCAGGGTTGGCTGCGACTACTGATTACTCTGGCGCTATGGCATCTCAGCGTGCAGATGAAATTGACATCTTTAACACAGAGCAGGCTAGCAAGGATGCCCTCACTAGTGGCTTGATGAGCATGGGCAGCAGCGCCATGATGTTCTCTGACCGTAGAGTGAAGCGCAACTTGGTCGCCATCGGCAAGTACGCCATCGGCGCTACCAAATATCTGTTTAAGTTTATCTGGGACGACACTTGGCGTGTTGGTCCAGTGGCACAAGAAGTTCAGCAGGTACGACCCGATCTTGTACACGACATCGGTGGTATTCTGTGTGTAAATTACGAGGGTTTGAACCATGCCTCCTCCAATTGACCCAAGAATGCAGATGATGCAAGCACAGATGCTCAGAGGAGGCAGAGGCGGACCTCCTGGCGGTATGCCCATGCCTCCCATGCCTGGAGTTCCTGGAAGTCCATACGCGGGTGGTCCTCAGAGTGGGCTAGGGATGCCCGCAGCCGCAGTTCCTACAGCGGCTGGAGCACCTGGGCCGATCCCCGGCGCTGCTCCCACAGGGCAGATGGGTGTGACCCCAGAAAGCGCCAACCTTGTTCGCGGAGTTCCACAGGCACAGGAGCGGTTCAGCCAAGGTCAGCGAGCAGGCACCCTTGCAGATGAACTGCGTGCCAGCGCGATGGAGCCTACCCGTGGCAGGATGGTCGGTCGTATATACGTCCCCGCCTCCATTGCAGAAGGCGGAGCCAAGCTTATGCAGGCTTATGTAGCTCGTAAGAAAGAGCAAGAGCAGAAAGCTGAGCGTGCAGGAGCCAAAGAAACTGAATCTGGGCTCAAGGCTGATTGGCTTGAGTCTCTTGACTTGACTGCGCCGCCAGTCCCAGGCGCGGGAGGAGCGCGAGGTGCCTGAAAATCCGTACGGGCTAACTGACAGTGAGATGCAGCAGATATCTTTAATGTCTGCGTCTGCTGAGCAGGTAAACCCCAACTTCATTGCAGGCATGTTATCTGGTGACCCGCAGGCTGCGAACGTGGGGTCTCAGTTGCAAGCCCAGCAGACTCGTGGACGCCAGCAACGCCTCCGTGGATTGGAGGGCGCTCTACAGTCTAGGGCGCAGGGGCGAGCTACTACTGCAAGAGGACAAGGGTTGCTGGCCTCTAAAGTCAAGGCACGTCAGTCCGCCGCCGCCCTCGCACGCACTCAGTCTCAAGAGGATTACGAGCGTGACCGCGCTGATGAAGTTGCTGATCTTGAATTTAAGAGAGAACAAGCCATGGACTTGGCTGGTCTTCGTAATCAGCGGCTGGTTTCTCAAACTGATAAGGAAAAGGCTCGGCTTAACAGACAGGAGCGCCGGTTCCGTATGGCGCACCACAAGACTCAGCAAGCTAAAGACCTTGGTCCTACGATTAGTAAGTCCTTGCATGACCAGAGTAAAACCATTGAGTTTCTATCAGATTCTTTGGAAAACTTTGACGATGACTATGTCACCAGTATAGGTGTGGTTGGTCGTGCTCAAAACATCATTGCTTCGGAGGTAGGGTTCCTTTCTACTGAATCTATGGATAAGCGGGCTGCGTGGTGGCGTCAGTATAAACGCTTCATCGAGTTAGTAGAGCGGCATGAGTTCTTTGGTGCCACGTTGACTAAAGGCGAGAATCTTTCGTGGAAGCAGGCTGAAATTAACACTGGTATGAAGCCTGCTGAGGTTCGTAAGAATCTTGAGAAGCGTCTCGGCATGATGAAGAACATGTTTAGTGACTATGCTAAAGGGATATCCAAAACTAAAAAGAACCCTGGCGCAGTCAGCACTATCATTGGCGGTCTTGTTTCTGAGGAAGACTTGCCTACAGGGTATGAAGAATTCCCTGAGCATATCTTACAAGATTCTATATCTAGTGGTGTTGAAAGGGCGTTGGAAGAT